AAAGTATATAAAAGCATCTAGATTTAGCTTACCTATTGCATGTCAAGATATGATAACATATCAAGATGCACCTTTTAAATTTAAAACAGGAGATGAAATGGTAGACCAAATTGACGATATTCTTTCTTCTAAGAATAGATATATGACTATTTGTCAAAGAGCTCGCAAGTTTGCAGAATCAAGATGGCTCGAAAATGATGATAATATTAACAAGTATGTTGAGTTGTATACATTACCGTACGGTGATCCGAATAGAGTTTTGCTGAATGCACAAAATGGGTTGTAATTTTTACAATTTCATTTAATATTGTATTGTGTATAGAAACGCTGTCTATCTTCCTAAAAATGAATGTATAAGAGTTTATACATGGGATGATTCTGGAAACAGAACATTTTATGATGCAACCTATCATCCTTACTTGTATATTGAAACTAATAATACAGGAGATTTAAAATCGATTTTTAATACTAATCTTAAAAAGATTTCTTTTAAGACACAATATGATAGAAATGAATATATTAAAAGAGGCGTTACAAGAGTGTTTGAAAACACACCACCAAACCAACAATATCTTATAGATGCATATTGGGAGAAAAATGAAGATTCTTCCTTTACTAAACACCCTCTGAAGGTTTGCTTTCTAGATATTGAAACTTATAGCCCTGACGAGTTTCCCGTACCAGAAGAAGCCAAGCATGTAATAAATGTTATTACTGTCTATGACTCGCTTCATAATCATTTTTATACTTGGGGTGTAAAGAGCTATACCAAAAAAGATCCTTCTGTTACTTATATTAAATGTTCCAGCGAAGAAGAGTTATTAAAAAAATTTATCAATTATATCGAAATGGATCATCCTGACATCCTTTCTGGCTGGAATAGTGAGTTTTTTGATATCCCATATATTATTAATAGAATTAAGAAAATATTAGGTGATGAAGAAGCGCAAAAACTCTCTCCTGTTTTAAAATTATACCCACGCGCTATTAGAGGTAAGTACGGTAAAGAACAAACTAGATGGCATATTGAAGGTATATCTGTGATTGACTACCTTGATGTATATAGAAGATTTTGTATGGTACAGCGTGAAAGCTACAAGTTAAATTCTATCGCTGAAATTGAATTAGGAGAAACAAAAGTTGACTACGGTGATACAAATCTCTCGTCTCTCGCTGATGATAACTGGGAATTGTTTGTAGATTACAATATTCAAGACGTAAAACTGCTGGTTAAGATGGAAGACAAGTTAAGATATCTTGAATTACTAAGAATGTTAGCATATACAGGTCTTACTACATTTGAAGCAGCAATGGGCTCGCTATCGGTAATCACCGGGTCTACTGCTATTAGAGCTAGATATCGTCAGCAAAGAATACCGACTTTTATACGAAATGAAATCGATAAGGGGAAGAACCCCGGCGCATATGTTAGTGAGCCCCAACAAGGGTTTCAAGAGCACATTGTATCATTTGACGCTAATAGTCTATACCCTAATACTATGATATCTCTTAACCTATCTCCCGAAACTAAAATGGGTAAGATAGAAGAAACTAATGAAGAAGAAGGTACCGTTATATTTCGTCATGTAAATGGTAATGCATATACACTTACTAAGGAAAAGTTTAGCAAGTTTATAGAAAAAGAAAACCTTACTGTATCAAAATCTAATGTTATATTCTCACAAAATAAAAAAGGTATTATTCCAGAAATTGTAGATAGATATTATTCTCAACGTGTAGAAATCAAAAGCGAACTTAAAAAGTTAAAGAAAAAGATCTCTACACTTACTAAAGGAAGTGAAGACTATAAAGCTACTAAAGTAGAGATTGATAGGCTTAATATTAAGCAGCACACTATTAAGATCTTTATTAATACTATATATGGTTACTTTGGCAATAAACACGCCCCTATTGGTGACGACGATCTTGCCTCATCAATTACTTTAACCGGCCAAGCTGTAATTAAACAATGTAACGAACTTGCAAGAAAGTTTATTAGAGAAAAAGTTGGTACTGAAACAGATATTGACCCTGTAATATACAACGATACTGACTCAGTTTATATTACTCTTAAAGAAGTAGTACAGAGAAATGGTATGCAAGTTTTAAATTCTAAAAACGAGATATCTAAAGATTATCATCACGTTGTAGATGAGCTAGAAAAATATCTTAATAAACATATTGTTACGTGGGCAACTGAAAGTTTAAATTCTAAGGACTGCCGATTTGTTTTCAAAAGAGAGGCTATTTCAGATGTAGGGTTATTTCTACAGAAGAAACGGTACATACTACATCTTCTTGACGAAGAAGGCATACCTTGCAATAAATTTAAATATACCGGTGTTGAAGTTGTTAGAACAACAATGCCGAAACCAGTTAAACCTTTAGTTAAGAAAGTTATAGAGGTTATGTTGACCTCAAAGAATCAAACTAAAACAAATAATACATTAAATGAGATATACGATAAATTTAAGGAATTGCCTTTAGAAGATATTTCATTCGTATCTGGTATTAAAAATTACGAAAAATATGCGGCTCAATGCGACGGGTTTCACGTTGTCAAAGGAATGCCTAGCCATGTAAAATCCGCATATTTTTATAATACGCTTTGTAAAAAACTAAAAATTGATAAAAGATATGAAGCTATTACTTCTGGAGATAAAATCAGATTTTTCTATGTAAGGAAGCCTAATGCTTATGGTTTATCCTCAATAGCTTTCAAATACTATTATCCAAAAGAGTTTACACCTCTCTTTGAGCCTGATTACGAACTAATGTTTAATAAGATTGTATTTTCCGGAATAGAAAGATTATATGAAGCTGTAGGCTGGAAAGCTATTGAGCCTGGCAAACAAGTACAATGCGATTTATTTGAACTTTTATCTTGATTATTAAAATTAATATAATAATATTTTTATATGAGCAAAAACATTACTACTATTGTTGATCAAGTTGGCCGTGTGATCATCGGCGAGGTTTTAGAAGATTCTAAGGTTAATATCAGACTCAAGAATCCAGCTATTATCCATATTGGACAGAACCCACAGACTGGGCAAATCCAAGTACAAACTCTACCTTATTTCTTTAGAGAGTTTCTTAACCCCAAGACTGCTGATAAGGGCACTTCTTGGTCCTTCAACAAGGATAAGATTGTTGTGGGTGAAGTTGATCTCGATGAAAGACTCAAGCTTCAGTATGAAAAGCTATTTACCGGGGTACCTGCTACTGCAAACGCTCCTCAGCCAGCTAAGAGCTCGTCAGCAAAGGGCGGCGCTGAAGTTATTAAGTTGTTTGACGACGAAGACGATAAGAAATAATGTCTCTTAGTAAAGATATTCGAGGTGTACTTGATACTATTGATAGTATCAATCCGCACGCAACATATCTATCTGAAGGTACCTTATCTAAGGTTGACGGGTGGATTAATACAGGATCATATGTATTAAATGCAATTGTTTCTGGCAGTATCAATAAGGGTATACCTAGAAATAGAGTAACATTGCTAGCTGGTGAGAGTATGACCGGCAAAACATATATTGTTACTAAGATTCTAGCAAATGCTCAAAAAGAAGGATTAGTGCCTGTTATTTTTGATACTGAAGGTGCAATTGATGCAGAATCTGCTGCTAAGCTCGGTTTAGATGTAAGTAAAGTAAAATACGTTCCTTGCTTTTCTATTGAAGAGACACGTAACACTATTTATAACTTTTTAACTAAAGTTAAGGAAAATGGCCAAGAAGGTAAGTTTATTATTGCTATTGATTCTTTTGCTAATCTTGAGAATCAACTCTCTATTGATAGAATGAATAAAGAAAGTACTTCTATGGATATGGGTACAAGGGCTAGAGCAATTAAGTCTTTACTTAAAACTTGTACAAACTTATCAAGATTAACCAAAACTACTTTTGTTATTACTAATCATACATATGATGATCCAAGTGCAATGTATGAGAGTATGATTAAAAACCAACCGGGCGGGAAGAGTGTATGGTATCTATCTGACGTAGCAGTACAGTTAGCACGTAAACCTGAAAAAGACGATGGTGGTAAAGCAGTTGATAGCAAACTAACAGTTGGTCAACGTAATTACCCAGGGGTAATTTTACGCGCACTAACAGTTAAGAATCGTTTTATTAGACAATACTTACAGGGCGAAATGTATTTGAGTTTTGAATCTGGATTAAACAAATATTA